ATTGTTGGCAGGATGCAAGGCTTGAAAGTCGTATAACATCGAAAGCAAAATCTCCACCACAAGTTTGGTATACACGATATGTACAGAGGAGCATATAATGCCACTGGTATATACAGATGATTATGATTTAGAATTTATTACAATAAACCCACATGTTGCTTTTCTGTATGTTGAGTCACATAAGGAATTTGGTGGTGGTAGAATGATAGCCGTGTTGAGAGGTCATCTCAAAGGTATACCTGTAACGTTGCGTGAAAACTATACAGATGGTGGCTATCTACGAGAAGAAACACAGTCACGAGATAAGAGTTTATTGTTGAAACAATTTAAAAAGATTAATGATTATTTATGGAGTCAAACTGTTATATGCCTACCGATTTCACCTTTCCAAAGGGAGCTAGAGATTTTACAAAAACACTCCCCAGAAGTGGCAAAGACATTATCAAAAAGAATGGAATACATAAGGGAGACATTCTCGTAATGCCTGTATACAGATCACAGTTTGAAAAAATCGTAGCCGTTAAGATGGTACAAGAGGGAGCTAAGTTTCAGTACGAAACAATCAAGTTACCATATGTTCCAAAGGTTAGACATTACACACCAGACTTCTACATACCAGAAACAAACATATACATAGAAGCAAAAGGTCATTTAACACGTGAAGATAGATCTAAGATGTTACTTGTCAAACAACAACACCCGGAATGTGATATTAGGTTTGTGTTTGCAAATGCAAAAAATAAATTATATAAAAGTAGTAAAACAACCTATGGTGATTGGTGCAACAGGCATGGGTTTGATTGGGCAGAAAAAACTGTACCTAGAGAGTGGTTAAAAAATGAGTGATAAAGAAAAAGAAATAGAGAAGCTAACACTGTTGAAAGATAGATACTATATAATACTACATAAGATGGATGATGATACATTTACGCTAACTGCGTATGATACAACCAGTTCATACAAAGAAGGTGAACTTCCTTGTGCTGCTGCGATAGCACAGGAAGGTATATTAGAGATGATGGAAATAGACTTAGGTTCAATTTTAAAACTAGGATTAGTACGAATAAAAAACAAAGACTATATTCCTGCAGAAGATAATGTAATTAAAGTAGACTTTGGAGCTAAACAATGAAGAAAGATATGGTCAACCAACCACCACACTATAATCAAGATAAAATAGAATGTATTGATGCTATTGAATCAGCAACAAACAGTGGGTTTGAATTTTATCTACAGGGAGTAATAATTAAATACCTTTGGAGATATAGATATAAAGGCAAACCAACAGAAGATCTACGTAAAGCAGAGTGGTACTTGCAAAAACTAATAGAATTAAAAATGGAAGAAGAACTGAAAGGAAAGAATCAAGCATGAAAAATTTACCAACACCGTATCAAGACTTTATACACAAATCACGCTATGCTCGTTGGAATGAAGAAGAAAAAAGACGAGAAGATTGGAATGAAACTGTCAGTAGATATGTGGCATACATAGATGATCACCTTAAAAGTAAATTTAAATTTAGTATGGATCACAGTCTAAGAGAGGACATGTACAATTACATACTAGATCTCAAAGTAATGCCATCTATGCGAGCAATGATGACTGCAGGAGAAGCGTTAGACAGAGATAATATCTGTGGATATAATTGTAGTTATATTCCTGTTGATCATCCTAGAGCGTTTGATGAGTGCATGTACATACTGATGTGTGGCACAGGTGTTGGATTCTCAGTAGAGCGAGAGAATGTAGATAAACTACCAATCATTGCAGAGAACTTCCATCGCAGTGATACAGTTATCACAGTTGCAGATAGTCGTATGGGATGGGCAAAGTCCTACAAAGAGTTGGTTGCATTACTATACTCTGGGCAAATTCCCACATGGGATGTGTCATCTGTTAGACCTGCAGGAGCAAAACTAAAGGTTATGGGTGGCAGGGCATCAGGACCTGAACCTCTTGTAGAACTATTTGATTTTACAATAAATACTTTTAAAAAAGCTAGTGGCCGCAAACTATATCCAATAGAGTGTCACGACATTATGTGTAAAGTTGGACAGGTCGTTGTGGTTGGTGGTGTCAGACGATCAGCACTAATCAGCCTATCTAATTTAGGCGATGACCAGATGAGACACGCTAAGTCTGGAACATGGTGGGAAACACAAGGTCAACGTGCTTTGGCAAACAACAGTGTATCCTACAAGTTTAAACCAGAGATGGGTACATTCATGCGTGAGTGGGTATCTCTGTATGAATCAAAGTCTGGTGAGCGTGGTATGTTTAATCGTGAAGCATCAGACAAACAAGTTGCACGAAATGGTCGTAGAGAGACAGGATATGCATGGGGTACAAACCCTTGTTCTGAAATAATACTTAGACCATATCAGTTTTGCAACTTATCAGAAGTAATAGTTCGTAGTGATGATACGCTACAAGATCTAAAACAAAAAGTTCGTATGGCTACCATACTAGGAACATTTCAATCAACATTAACTAACTTTAAATATTTGAGGAAGATATGGAAACAAAACACAGAGGAAGAAAGATTATTAGGAGTATCATTAACTGGTATAATGGATCATCCAGTTTTATCAAAAACTATAGATTCTACAAGATGGCTAAAAGAAATGAAAGACCAATCAGTCCATACAAATCAAGAGTATGCAAAACTACTGGGTATCCCTCAGAGTGCAGCGATAACTTGTGTAAAACCCTCAGGCACTGTGTCGCAGCTGACTAACTCAGCCAGTGGTATACACGCAAGACATAGTGAGTATTACATAAGAACAGTAAGAGCAGATAACAATGATCCTCTTACAAAGCTTATGAAAGATGAAGGAGTAATGAACGAACCTGATGTAATGAAACCTGATTACACAACAGTATTTTCATTTCCTACAATGTCTCCGAAAGGTGCTAGTGTACGGAAGGATGTATCAGCCATTGAACAATTAGAATTGTGGAAGATATATGCACAGGAGTGGTGTGAACACAAACCATCTATAACTGTTACAGTAAAAGAAGATGAGTGGATGGATGTTGGTGCATGGGTATACAAGAACTTCGATATAATATCAGGTATATCTTTCCTACCTTACGATGATCATACATATCAACAAGCACCATACCAAGATTGCACAAAAGCAGAGTATTCATCTGCATTATTGAAAACACCAAAAGAGATTGACTTTAGTAGGTTATCCATATATGAAAAAGAGGATAGTACAACAGGAAGTCGAGAACTGGCATGTACATCTGATGCATGTGAAGTTGTAGATATTGGGGAAGTTGCATGATAGAATTAGAAGTTTCTGGTGATCAGTTTATCAGAGCAAGAAAGAAAGCTATTGATATGGGTCGCTTGGCAAACTCTATTACAAATGGTGGGGGCAACCTCGCTGGGTTTATCGGAGAGATAGTTGTAACGGATTACATAGGTGCAAAAGAACAGAACACATATGATTATGATATAGTCGATAAGGTCGGCAACAAGATCGATGTCAAAACAAAACGTTGCAACTCTGAACCCAAAGTAAACTATGACTGTAGTATTGCAGCACACGGAACAAAACAGAAATGTGATATGTATGTATTTGTTCGTGTGTTAAATGATTTTTCAAAAGCTTGGATACTGGGAAAGATAATGAAAGATGAATACTTTGAGAAAGCAAAGTATCATAAGAAAGGTGAACTCGATCCTGATAATAAGTTTCGATTTAAAGCTGACTGCTACAACGTAAAGATACATCAGTTGGATACAGTTTATGGCACAGAATAGATTAGCCGAATTATTTTCTTTTAAAGCATATCTAAACCAAGACGGTAAAGTAGATATACGTATGGAATCTGTAGACCCAGAAGAACTTATTAGGGTCATGGAAAGAGGTCTTCCAGAATATGAAGGCACATTTAAACTTGCATCTCTAGTTCGTTACCTAAAAGTAACTGGTGATGAGATGTTAAACAAATCAACAATATATACACATTGAGGTGAATATGGCTGAAGAAGCAAAAGAAGTAAAACCGGGCATGAGTTTTGAAGATATAAAAACTATGATTGTAGGCTCGGAAGAGAAAGTAACGTTGTTAAATGTGGTTACATCCCTTATGAATGAAAATTTGCAGTTAAGAAGGGAACTTGATCAGTTAAAAATGGATAAATCTAAACAATAGCGTTCTTAAAACACTGAGAGGGGTAAAGCTATTTCTCTGGTACATATACACCAAAGACTATAGTTCTACCCCTCTCAGCACGTTTATATAAAGATTTTTTTTTGTAAAGTTTACTTTTTCTTTACTTTTGACCCATACATCATGCCCATACCCATAGCGGCCATGTTTTTATTCATCTTATCTTTTTTCATTCCCATAGCCATAGAATCACCCATAGTATTTTTAGACATCATACTACCAGCACCTCCACCGTACATCATGGGCTTTCTTATGGTTGATTTATTATTGTAGGTTTTCATTAATTATCTCCCTCAGTTGGTTCATAAGTTTCAAAAGTTTCTGCATATTTTCCTGCAAAAGCAAGTTGTCTAACTATATAAGCTCTCATTCTTTGTGGAAATGTTGTTGCTAAAAATTTTATTTTGCTTGGATCATTTTTTACTTTTAACATTTCTGTAAACATGTCTGCAGCTTGTGGGTCGTTTAAAATAAAATCCATCATTCTCATGTCGTTATCACGCATTATTCTAAACCCAGCTTCAACAAGAATATATTCTTTACTAACTAATCCTCTTGCATAGTTAAAAGCACGAGATATTATTCCTGTATCTGAAATAGCTGTTTCTGGCAAACTCACTCCTGATGCTGAACCTCTACTCATATAATCTACATAAACGCTATGACCTGTTACAGCTAGAAGAGCTTCGTATTGATCATCACTAACACCTAACTTTTTAAACATGGCTTTTGTCGTAGGATCTTCTAAAGCTTTTAATGCCGAATAAGGATCTTTCATTATAGTTCCTTGAACGAGTCCACCATTTACACTTTCTAAAGCTTGAGGTGTTGCTTTTCCATAAATATTTTGTATATCCTGTAATAAAACTCCAGCAAAATATCGATTGACCTCTTCTTTTGTGGCTTTAACCCCATCTAATTTTAACGCTTTGTACATAAGATTAAGATCTTTATCAAATAAAGAAAGTCTATTTACATCTGCTATTTCATCAGGTATTCCCGGTGGCAATGCTCCAAGATATTGTTTTAGTAACCCTTTTTCAGGATCAAAATTTAATACTCTTTGAAACTCCATTTTAAGTGATTCTGAAGTTGTATCAAACTGTCCTTTAACTTTCATATCTAACGACTTTATTGCTAAATTTATTTCATCAATAAAATCATTGTATTGTTTTGCTAACGCAGTATCAGCTTCCATTAACCTAGCTAAATCTGTCTCTGTTTTAACAAAATCATCTAAATTTACGACATGCTGTTTTCCACTTTTTAATTTAAAAGTCAAAGCATCTTGCATTTCTTTATAACCAAATAATCCTAGCCCATCATCTCTAGTAAGCATAGTGGTTGTAGGACCTTTAGCTTTTGGATTTGATACTACTGTCGAATCTACTCTACCTAATATGTTTTTATAACTTATTTCATAAACATTCATTTCTCTAAACATTTGAGTCATAACTTGATCTAAAAGAGCAATGCCCTGTTTACCTATGTCTGTTGTATCATCGAGTATGTATTCAAACTCACCGTTTTTAATTTTATCTCGTATATCTTCTGCTACGGTCTTACCATTAGGTAATACTTCTTCTAAATCTATATCTCTTCTTAATCGTGATGAATTATTAGGATCTGCATATTCAGGTGGAAATTGTATTATGCCAAATTCATTTTGAACAGCATCTTTAAAATTAGACAAATCTTGAGATTTTTGTGCTGAACTTGCATTTGTTTTTAAAGACTTCAATAAATTCATCCCTGCAGCTTCTCGTATAATTAAATCTTTTTTAGGTTGTTTTGCCTTAGAAAATTTATAATTATAATACTCTCCGAAGAAACTGCCATCTTTTTCTTTATTACCCACATTTGCAGAATATTCTAGTCTTATAAATTGTAACTCTTTACCTCCTGCACTATTTTTTAATTGACTGTTTATTTTATTAGATAGTTGTATGTAAGCAGCGCCTGTCGCTCTTTGTATAGCTGAATCTGATTGTAAAAGTTCTCTTCCTTTTTCTGAAATGTTTCTGTAAAGCATATCAGCATCTTTTATAGATATTGTAATCGGTGGTACGTTAAATTGTTTTCCTTGATAAGGATTGTTTTGTAGATAATCTAAAAAATGAATTGAACCTATTTCTTCAAAATCTTCTATCTTATAAGCATCTCTTACTGCATCATTCATACCAGCTTTAAAATCACTTACCATTCCATCTATCAACGACTCTCTTTCTATAGCTGGTAAGCTTTTATCAACAACGTTATCAAATGCTGCTCTCAAAGATTTTTCAGCGTTTAAATTTACAAGTGTTACAAAAGTTCTACCTTCAGGTGAATTAGCAAATGCTGAATTTGGGATAAACCCTGTTAATAACTTATCTTCAGATATACCATCAGCAAAGCTAGTTCCTCTATGTAAATCAACGATAGAATTTATTAAACCTTGAGCATCAATTTCTTCAAATTTATCTAATGAGGAATACAATACATCACCAGTGCTTGTCTTATATTCATGTGTAATTTTAAAAGTTTGTTCTCCTACTTCTCTAAGAGCGTTAACATTACCCCCCTTTTTAGAATAATTTGAAATACTGTCCTGTACGTTAGTAATTAAATTAGTATGTAGAGTAGATAAACTAAGTAATCTTTTTTCTTGTGATTTTAATATTTTTTGAAAATCAAAAGTAGGTTCTCCCACCACACTATCTAGTATTTTAGTTGCTTCAAATAACTCAGATGCAACTTGAGCTAATTGCTCTGCAGTTTTACCTTTTACTTGATCAGGATTAGAAAAAGCTTTTGTTAAAGCATTTAAAGTGTTTCTGTCTATTTGTTTCTTTTCATTTAATTGTTGAGATAAAGCTTCGTTTGTTTTTCGTACAATGTTAATTACGTCTGTAAAACCTTTCTTCTCAGCTTTTGACATTTTACCACTTTGAGTTACAAATTGTTCTTCTAATTCTTTTAAAATTAAACTATGGGCAAGTAGTCTTTTGTTTGCTCGTCTAGAGTGTAATATTGAATTAAGAAATCTAGGAGTAACTTTTGTCAGATCTCTAAAATTTAAATTCATAGCCATCTTTTGACCCATTGCTGCAAAAGCTTGAATTTGAGATGTTTCAGAAAAACTTAATTTTAAATTTTCAAGAACAAAATCTTTTGTAGGACCGTCAGGCATTATCTTATCTACTGCATTTATTTGACTTGTTAATTTTTTTCTATTCTTCTCAATTTGATCATAAGATTCAGGACCTAACCTGCTAAATATAGTTTTTAATTGTAGTAAACCTTGATATTCACTAGGAGTTATATTTCGTTTTGGTCCTCCCGGTACATCACTTACTTTTAAATTTGCAATATCTTCATCAATTAATTTTGGAAAAGTTATACCAAATCTGTCCATAAGAATAAAATTATCTATCATGCTTTTTGTAGTAAAACTTATATCATTAAACACTTCAAATCTGTTAAATATATTTCCACCAACATTAGTAACAATATTAGCGATGCCTGTTGCAGCAGTTAGATAGCCCAATGCTGAATATAGCTCTGCTCGTTCTAATGAAGTAGGATCAGTAGGATCATCAAAAGCAGAAAACGTAAATCCTTGAATAGCTGAAGGAAACATTTCAGCACCTGCTATTTTACCTAAATATTGTTTTGGAATAATAAAATTATTGTTAGGGTCAAACTTATTATTTTTCATTAAAGATAATAAGTAATTATCTTCTGCTACAATAGCGAGTTTATCAGCTTTTTCTATTGCAGCTTTATTTCCTGATTCATAAGCCTTTTTTAAATTTTGATGAGCTTTATCCATTGCAGCTTTTACTGTAGGACCTATATTTTTTTCTTGGTTTATAACACTAAAATACCCTACTTCACCTTTTATATCGGTTCTTATGCTGTTAAACAAAGCAGCCATTTTTTTAAAGCCTGTTGCTGTTTCATACTCTTTACCAAACTTCATTTGAATATATCCACCTTTTCCACTGGTGGGCATATTTAAATAGCCAAGTCGTCTTCTTTCATTATCCATTCTAAGAAAAAAGTTTCTTGGGGTTTCAGCAATGCCTGAATAAATAAATGGAAGTTTAAGTATTTTGGATGTTCCAATAAGTCCTGCAGTTGTACCAGCGTTTGTTATAGCAAATGTTGACATTTGTTCTAACATACTTTGTTCTGAAAAAGCAAAGTTAAAAAAGTTTAAAGCTTGTTGTGGAGTTAATTTTAAATCTAATTTTTCATCATTACTTAAATTATCAAATGCTTCTTGTCCATTTTCTTCAATAAATTTTTTTTCAATAAACTCATTAAGTCTTAAAGTGTGTCCGGGCAACCAACTGTTAGGGTTGTTTAACCACGCTTGATGTTCTCTTTTTCTATTGACAGAATTTTTACGAAAATAATCCATAGGGTTTTTTTCATTTCCGTCATGCCATTCTGACCAAGATTTAAGAGTATCTGAAATAAGATTTTCTGTGGCTTTATATACAGAGTTAAGTCCTCCACCTAAATCTTTAAATTCTCTAGCTACTTCTTGTCGTACAGAACCAGTTCCAAAATGTTTTAATAAGACCTTTGCAGCTAAAGGATTGGTTTCAGTAAAACTTACACCCTCTTCATCTCGCACTACTTCCATAAATTTAAGAAAATTTGATCTGTTAATAGCAAGGGCTTTTTTAGAATTTGGTATAAGATATAAATTGTTGTAATCAACTTCTGGTAATAGTTTACCATCTCTTGTAAAAGGAACAGGTAGTTCTGGAACTTCAAATTCAGCTTGTTGTTTTGAAGCTTGTATTTCATTTATTACTTTATTTAAAGTTTGAGCATAACTAGCTTCATCTTTTGGATCTATTTGTAAATTGTTTTTCTTTGCATTTGTATAAAATCTAGCTACAGATACATCTTGTTCCGTTAAGTTGGGGGGAACGTTTTCAAATTCTGTTAAAGGTTTGTTCGAGCTAAGTAAGTCTTTTAAACTAACGGTTGGAGCAACTGTTGTTTGTTCTTTAATATCTTTTTCAACCTCTGCTCGTAAAACACTAGGGGCAAATGTAACTGATGCTTCAGGAGATGATAGTAAAGATTTCTGAACTTCATTTAAATTTGAAGCAGCCTGTAGCATTTCACCTGATTTTATATTCTTAGATACTTCGGATAAATCTGGAACTATTTCACCTTTTTCAACTTTTATAAGTTGTTCGTCTTGGTTTTGTTCATCTACTTTTTGTTCTTCAGCCATTATTGTGGGGTGCTTTCATTATTTAAATTTAAATTATCATATTGTTCTTGTGTTAAAAAACCAATTTGTCCATCACCTTGTGTTACCCTATGGGAAAATCCTGTTGCGTCTTTCTGTTCTTGAGATAATTCCTCATAGTTAGATTCAGCACTTAAAGCAGTAGACACATCCCCTTCTGGATCTAACACATTTAAAGGCACATCTTTAAAAGGCAAAGTAAAAAATTTGCTACCAACTCTTACTGCGTATATGCCACCTTCATCTTCAAAAACAGGGTTGTTTGTTCGTGTATCAACAAGTTGAAATATTTTTTGACCAAAGTATTCAGAAGATTCATTTTGAACTTTACTTTCAGTTAATACGGCTGTATTTCTTTTTGCTTTTATTTTTGCGTTTACAGGATAATTACGTATTAATTCTGCTCTTTTAATTTGACCTGATTCATACATGTCATAATATTGTTTTGTTGCATCTAGTCTTCTCATTAAAACTTCAGCATATTCTCTAGCATTTTTGTTTGATCTTTGAAGTTTGGTTGTACTAAATCTAAACATTTTAAATTTCGTATATTCTTTTTCAAAACGTTTTTTTACGGTCAAAAGATGTGATCTAGCTTGTATTCTATTAGCAAACTTACCACCAGTAACAGCTTGTAAGTTATAAGAGTAATCTTGGTTTGATAATCGACCCCCTTCATCATTGTACTTAGCTATTTGGTATGCTAAAAATACTTCTTGTGTTGCAACAATAGCATTATCTGAAGTCTGTATAGCGTATACTGCAGCGTCTACGGCTTTTTCGTAATCTTCTTGGCTATCAAAATCTTCTACCCTAAAAGCGTATTTTCCTCCAAAACCACCCATAATAAAGTCTTTAATTTGAGATACTTGACCTTCAGTGCCAAAAAAACCTTTAATTCCCATAATTAAATCACGTGCAGCTCCTGTATTAACCTTTCCCTTATTTAAATAATCAAGCTGTGAGTTCACTAATTCTATTATGTCTTCACCATCTGTTACTTTTCGATTAATTAGAGCTTGAGCATCTTCAATACTTTTTACATCTTTTCCTTCTTCGGCTATACCAGACGCTATAGATATTAGATATTTTTCAAATTCGTTTGGTATAGTATAACTACCTTCTCCTAACTTTAATGTTGGAGAATCAACATTACTTAAAATTGATAAAACTGCTATTTGTTGTTCTACATTAGAATTTTTGTCAGTTGATAATAAATTTAAAGTTGTAAATAGTTTTTCTCTGTTTTCTTGATTAAGTTCTAAAGTACCAAAAGAAGAAAGTATATTTTTATTATCTATAAATAATCCCGGAATAAGTGTTCTTATTTTATCTGCGTGTTCAAACAATTTAGTTCCTTGATTATTAACTCGAAGATTTGCAAATTTTGAAAACATTTCTTTTTCATCAGCAAATCCAAGCACAGAAGCTAATTCTGAAAATTTACCTTTAGCAGGTGGAGATTCTATTATTTGTTTTTCTTCTAGACCATCTCCGTCTTGTTTTATATCTGCTCCAACTTCGTAACGTTGACCTTTTTCAAAAGCTTCAAATAATTTTACAGCAAAAGCAAAATCAGGATCGTCTTTAAACATTGTAGTAAAAGATCCTATATCAAGAATCATGTTATTAGGAATTGAAGATCCTTCTGCTGAAAGTGCTGTTCTAAATAATTCTTCTGCTCTAGCACGTTGTCTTCTCATTTCTGCTATAAATTGGTCTTGAACTATAGGATCTGATAAATCTCCTTGTTCTTTTAACATATTTGTCATTGTAATCATATTGGATACAATGTCAGCAGGGTTGGAAGTTCCTTTAAATGGAAAAATTTTATTTTGATCGCCAATTTTAAATGTAAAATTGTCAGGAGAAAAATCTTCTGGTTTTGTTTTGTCATCAGCAGGAGCGACTGTATTAAGAAAAGCTTGAAGGATTTTACTTCCTTCTGCACTATACATATCAATGGTATCAAAATTTAAAGGTGTTCCTGTAAATTTTTTTCCTTGAGCTATAGTTCTATTAATTTCATTTAATATGCCTTTGTTTATGTCAAAAAAATCTTTTTCTACTTGTGATTTTCCTGTTCCACTACCCAAAGCATCAAACATAGATGGGTTCATTGCTAAATATTCTTTTGCAGTTTCCATGTTAGTTACTACACTTAAGTCATCAAAATTTAAGTTTTTAATTAATGATGGATTATCTTTACCAAAAGTAAAAATCTTTTCAGTTAAATATTTAAAACCCTCATTGTCTGGTTCTTCTTCAAGATTTGCATATATATTTAAAACATCAGATACAGATTTAACATCTCCTATTAATTTTGCAGTGTCTGGTCCTAGTTTTTCAAAAGGTAATCCTTTTATCAAATCTCGAATAAATGTTTTTTCTTCTTTTTCTGCTTCTCGTTCTGCTTTTATACGATCTGCTTCAGCTTTAGCAACAGCTTCTTGATGTGCTATTTCTCCTTTTAAAGCACCTTTCATAAATCGTACAAAATTCATCCCACCTGCCATTATTCACTCTCCCTTTCAATAAAGCCTTTTGCTTGATCAACATTTTTAGGCAATACTTTACCTTTTCTAACGGCTTCACGAGCTTTCTTTTGTAACAACTGAAACATAGATGGATTATTCATTTTCATTACTTTTAATACGTGTGCATCATCAAGTTCATCTTCGTCAAAAACATCTTCATTTTCAAACAACCTATAAGGCACACCTTCTTCTTCAGCCATGTTAGCCATATATAAGCCCAAAGGTCCTTTAATAAGCAGTCCAGTATCAAGTGAAAACTTTCCTGATTCAAATCCTGAGTATATAAAACCCTCAATCAATGATTCAATAGATACTCCTGCAAACAATAGCTTTAGCAAGTTTGCTCTAGTGTCTGGCATTTCTAAAGAATCTATGGCCGCAGTCATTGCTTTATCAGGATCAGAGTGTCGTGGTGGGTTACCCCACGGATAGTTTGTATTAGTTTGTGTGAGAGATATGCCGGGTGGGGCTGAAGCTAATAAATCTAAACTAGCTCTTTCGTCTGTGGTTGGTAGTGCCATATCTTAAACTCCAAATTTAGTGGGAGACATCTTAATGTTTGGTCGTGAAGGTCTTACAGCTTGTGGTGTGTAATTAGCACGAGCAATAACATTCAGTAATTCTTTATTGTTGCTTTGATTAGTAAGTTTTCTCAAAGCTGTATTAAGTCTAGTATCTGTAAATCGAAAAGGTGAACCTTGTGTTATAGCAGGTGTGGTAGAAGGTAAGTTTTTTGTAAGAGTGCTTGCTGAGTCAATTACTTTTATGTCTCTAAGTGATTTTTCATCGCCATCAGCCACTGCTGTAATCGCATCTCCTAAAGTCCTTCCTAAAAATCCAACTGTAGATTCTTTAGAATCTTTACCATCAAAAAATGTATCTTTAAAAAAATCAAAAGGAACTTTAACTACTGATTCTAAAAAACTAAATTTTTTATTTATACTCATTACGAATTTTTACTCCAATTTGTTACCCATGTACCCATCAACTCTATCAAATCACCTTTTTCTTGTTCGTCTAACAAATCTTTATTATATGAATATTCTAAAGCCATAAGCCCAATAGCATGTTTTCTATTCAAAGCGTTTTCTGCTTTTTGAAAATTAAAAGATGCATTGTCTCTATAGTTTTGCCAAAGAGCATTTAAAGCACTTTGATCAGCGTTAAATTCATTTTGTACATTTATTCTATTTGTTTCATTTTGCACAGCCGTATTTGCTGTATTAACTTCTCTTCTCCAAACAACATTGGATTGATCGATTGCAAATTTCATATTTGCATCAAATTTATCACGAGAATCTACTATTTGTCTATTAAATTGTTGCAATGCATTAGATTCAGATACTTCAAATTGTCGCAAAGCTGCAACTCTGTTAGCATTAGCTGATTCTACTTGTGAACTCAATTCATCATAAAATTCTTCAACTTGTACTTCTGTTTTTGCGTTTATCTGTCTTCGTGTGTTTTCTTGTGCAGCATCTGTAAAAGCACCCTGTACGAGTGATTGAAAAGTAAGTAAATTTGCTTTTTGTGTATTGTCTAAATTTTTAGTATCGATTGCTAAAAAGTTTCGTGCATTATTTACAGCACCTGCAAGTGCGGCACTTAAATTAGCTGTGTCCATAGATGCAACTGTAGCTGCATTTTTTAATGCCGTTGCTTGTTTGTTAGATAAGTTTTGCAACTGGATACGTTGATATGCTTGTGCATCAGCACTTGCTATAGGTATGCCTGACTCCATTACAGCTTGTATCATAGCTGATGCAGCCATTGATGATGCCCCCATACCTCTTTGATTCATTATAGCTGTAACTTTTCTTACGGCAGGAGAAGCCCACGCAGGAAGAGGTTTGCCCTCTTCAAGACTAGACATTAATTCAGATAGTTGATATTTGACTGTACCACGTGGATCTAAATCTGCTGTTTGGGCTTTTGCTATTGCATCAGGAGATAATTCCCCTTTTATTTCTCCTATTACATTTGTAGGCTGTGCTTGTGTCGCAGCTTGTGCAGGTCCTAATTGTTGTAGATCTTCAGCAACAGTTTCTATTGATGCAATTTGCCCCAAACCTTCTTTTGCTAGTGGTACATCTACGGTTAAACCTTCTTCATTAACAGGAGTGCTTATAAGATCTGCTCCAATATTTCCCAACGTTTTATCTGAAGCATCTATTTGTGTTCCTGCAGTTGTTGCATCAAGCGTTACAGGATCTACCTTAGGAACTTCACGTGTTCCTTCTACAACTTGAGATAATTTTTGTCTAGGATTTATATACTCAGCCATTTCACTTACCTATTAATATCTTATCTAATTTATCTTCTAGTCTTTGTAATGCATCCATTACTGTGTGCATATCTTCTTTTACATCATCACGTTTGGCATACTCCTCTCGTGTTTTATTGAGGAGTATATCCAAGCGTTTTACTTCCATAAACATACCACGAAACACCCATATAGCAGGTGCTATTACGAGTGTTAGTAGTCCATTCCAAAATAGTATTGGGTTTACTTCCATTAGTCTGCGTTTTCTATTGTAAGTTCACCTGCATCAACTTGTCGTTTGATTTCAGCGTAGTGTATGTTGTCTTCGTCTAGTGGCACAAAACACTCAACACCATCTATTGTTGCTTTAATATTTTCTTTTTTATTACCTTTGTATTCATTCCATTGTGCTTTTGTTATTATCATCTTAACCTCTATAATTCTGCATCAAGTGCTATGCCTGTGTACCAATACGCTCCATCAGCATTTGAGGGAGCAGTACATTGAGTGCCAACACCGTTTGTTGTCATATCACCAAAACTTCTATCAGTAGGAAAGGTGCTTTGTGATTGAGAAAGAATTGATGCAGTAGGATTTGCTCTCATAGTTTGACGAAATCCGTCATGGATATAATAAGCATTGCCACTTGCTACTCTACCACTCCAGTTACTGTATTGTACTTTTGAATAATACCTTTGGCATCTAGCTAAATTATCTCCAAAAGGTATCGTTTCAAAAGGTGTTGCAACTTCTCCTAATTCCATCTGAACACCTGTTATAAAAAACTCTCTATCTGTGCTATCAAAAAATGATGTTATACCTGCTGCTCTGTTAGCACCAACAATACTACCCCAACTTGTTTGTAATGTACCACCTGTGTAATCACTACCACCATGCAACCATATATTTAGTCGTAAGGAACTTGCATTGTCTGAATCTAATTTCCCAGTAGTGTCACCCGGAAATGTTAAAGATACTCTACTCCAACTTGTTGTAACAGAAAAAGTTTTATTAATATGTCTATTTGAATTATCTTGGTCTAGTAATTCTGCTACATAAGTTGCATTTGCATTTCCTTTTACATAAAAAGACACTGTAACAGGTTTAGCAGTAGAAAATCCTTTTTGCATTTTTTGTACAAACTGTCCTTCAAATTTTTGATAAAGAAGAAGTAATTCGTTTGAAGCTATTGAAGTATCAGCAGTTGTGCAATCTAGTTTTAATGCTTTTCCAAAACCTTCTAAATCGGTAATACTTTCTTGTGACATGGTAAATCTTCCATCACTTGATAAGGCTATACCCCACCTGTCACAAGTATGAAATCCACTCGCTGTTACAGCAACAGAAGTAGACCTTTGTGCAACTTCCATATTGCCATTTATAATCATATTACGATTGGCTAAAGAAGACTGACTGCCTATCAATGCCGCTAATTCTGCTGCTTTACTCATGCTAAATCTCCCATGACCATTGTACCCACTCTGTTTGTATCTGTGCTAGAACCACCTTCATAATGTAATATTTTAAGAGTGCCAGTGGTCTGGTCTTCAAAACTTGAGTGTACATTAGTTCTTGTAGTTGCATCTTGGCTATCGGTTGATGCTGAAAAATCATCGTTGACCATATTATTACTAAAGTTATTAGTATAATTTCCTGTACTGTTATCAGTGGTACTAGCTACATTATAACTATCTCTAGTAGATAATGTGCTTGTTCCATCAAAATTTGCCCAAGCCTTTGCCGAACCTGCAAACACCACACTCGTTGCTACAGAGTTATTGCCACTTGCATCCTTTAATGTATTTACTCTAAGTTCACTTGCCATTATGCTAAATCTCCCATAGATGCACACATATTTTCATTAAAATCAGTGTTACTGGCTGAATTGTAACCACGACCTAAAAGTTTAGTTTGAGATGTTGTTTGGTCAGTCAACATTGCACCAACATCTACATCTGCAAAACGACTAGAGGTGGTTGTAGCAAAATCATTATTATTAAAACTATTAGTAAAATTTATTTTAAAATGACCTGTTGCAGTATCTGTAAATCCTGAAGAATTAAAACTATCTAAAAGTGCAGGGCTACTAGTGTCTGCATCATTTAAACTAGCCCATGCCTTACACAAACCCTGTTGCAAGTTTGTTGTTGTACTGTTGCCCTCTCCTGTAACAGCAATGCTTCCTGCCGTTGTTACACCTGTTATTGTATCTACTTTAAGTTGACTTGCCATTATGCTAAATCTCCATGTACTGCACCAACTGTATCTGGAACATCTTGTGTAGAATTGGCTGCGTCATTAACGCATCTTATATCATGCACAGATGTTGTTTGTTCGCCTACATCTGAGCAAACATTGAAGGAAGTTGAATTATCTCCAGAACTACCAATCGCACAATAGGTTGCATTTGCCATATTGTTGGTTCTTGTTAAAGTATAATCACCAGTGCCGTTATCTGTAACACTTGTATTGTTAAATGAATCTGTGACGGAAGTTCCACTACTTTGAAGTAGCACCCACTGTTTACACAAACTTTGTACAGTATTCTGTGTAGTAGCACCACTATCTGAAACATAAGTAGATGTATTAGCAATTTTTATATTAGAACCACCACTACCTGCTTTGTCTACGATTGTGTCTACATTTAATTGACTTGTCATACGATACTCCAATAACCATTAACAGTAACTGTAGCGTTCTGTGTTATAGGTCCTGCACTTACACCATTCTCATCACTGTCTATTGTAATGTCTGCTGATATAGTCTGACCATTTAACCTTATGATACTGTTGTTGCCTTTAAAAGGATAACGTGTATCTGACTCAGTTTTAGTGTAGGTATTATTTACACTAAACACATCATACACAATCATCTCTACTACGTCATTTAAATTTGCACCTACAACGAGTACGACTGTTGTACCTGTTGTAGCTGTGTAGTCTGTTCCTGCCTTTAACAACACACCATTCTGATACACATCCATGTATAGACTGTCGTTGTATGTAAGTGTTAATGAATTGCTATCTGAACCACTGAAGGATGTTTGTCCTGCTGTAGCTTGATATACAAATCTACTTCTTACTCCAAAGTTGGGTGCTTTTCCTATGTATGGCATTACGCTAAATCTCCGTGTGTCATAACTCTTTGAAAGTCTTGGTCTGTAGCAACAACTGTATCATAATTTCTAAATTGATAATCCATTCTTGATGATAAGGGAACTGCTCCGTCTGAAATAAAACCTGTAGCAAAAGAGTCATCACTTCCAATATTAGAACCAGTGCCTACATAATTAGCATTAGCCATATTAGAAGTAAAATTTAAACCAAAATGACCTGTTCCTGTATCTGAAACACTACTTTCATTAAAACTATCTAATACAGAAACTGCTGCAGTGTGTGTTGCATAAGCCTTACACAAACCTTGTACAAGATTAGTAGTCGCAGAACCACCTTCAGAATCTACGGTTAAACCTTTTGTTAAATTAGTTAAAGGCATGATTACTCCTTATGCGTAAGGACTGTCACCAAGTACAGATGTATCCCACGCTGCTTTTAATTTAGCAATAGTGTCTGCATCTGAAATGGCTTTTGCCGCAGGTGCATCTCTTAATGCTTTCTTCTTATTAACTGAATTTGTTTTAGCAGTAGAATCATCTGCTTCTAGTGCTTTCATATATACTACATCTTCAGCTTCTAATAAAGGACCTCTTACTTCCCTTATCTTATCTTTAAATATTTCTTTAGCCTTAGTCATGTCTTCAGAAATAACTTTACCAGAAATTGCCCAAGCATTTCTAAAATGTCGGTCTGATGGCTTTGATGAAACTGTTGATGCATCAATCTGGTTGCCATCCTTATCTACGATAAAACTTGTCATATTTTTCTCCTTATGCTACTAGTTCTATATCATCGGTTATTTGCCATGCGTTTCGCCATTGACGATGTTCAGGCAGTTGATGTGTTCGGCATATAACCATCTTTGGTTTGTTGCCCTCATTCCATGTTCGCCATACACGTTGTGGAATATCTTTACGAATTAAGTATTCTATTGCTTGTTCTTCTGTCATTGCTTCAACAGGTTTAGTGTTATGCAACAAATACCCTCTCGTATGTTTTTCAAAATCAGGTTGTGCTTCGTCTTTTGCTAATTCCCAATATACTTCAACAGGTGGTAAAATGCCACCCTGTAATGCACAAGCCATCCAATTAGGGTCAGGAACTAAAACCTTTGCAGGATTGTCCATATCTTCAGGGTCTTCGTATACTACTCGTATATCTGATTGCACTTTCTCTAAGTTATCTTTCGCCCAATGTAATCGTTCCCATAAATGTGTTCCTTGAAACTCAGGTGTTTTTATCATGCTAAATCTCCAAATAATGCAGTAAAATGGTCGCCATTTGTTCTTGTTAAAGAATCTGCTCTTTGAAGTAAAGTTACCATGTAACCTGTACTTGCTCTACCACTTTCTCCAAGACAAGCCATGTCTGCATCTTGCATACCTGTAACGACAGCATGAGCAGCAGATGCCATATTATTAGTAAGAACAACTGAGTGTATTCCGTCACCATCATCTGATGTAGATGAAACATTAAATGAATCCCCTACACTTCCCGGTTCAGTTGCACTCATCCAATTTTTTGCTATACCATTAAATAAATAACTTGTATCAATAGATTTTTCTGTGTTTGTGTTCTTAGCATCAGAAGTTGTCAGCGTATCAAATTTTAAATTACCAAAAGCCATTATGCTAAATCTCCATGAACTGTAACAAAAGATTCTTCATCAAAGGCTGTTCTATCGTTACTTGATGAACCAAAATAAACTTCAAAATCAAAACCTGTTGTTGCTATTGTTCCTGCTGTTATGTCTGTCATTAAAAAAGAAGTAGAAGCAGTATTATCTGTTACTCCTGTTGTAAGTGCGTAAAGTGCATTATTCATATTATTAGTAAACCCTACTCTTCTATCTCCTGTGCCAGAATCTACTGAACTACCAATATTAAAACTGTCAGCTAATGATGCTCCATCTTCTGGCATACTAACCCAAGCCTTACACAAACCCTGTTGCAGATTAGTCGTAGTAGAACCACCTTCACCTGTTACAACGATTGAACCTGCTGAAGTTGTGCCTGTGAGTTTGTTAGTCTTTACTTCACTCATGCTAAGTCTCCCATAAACATACCTTCAATAGTTTTAGCATCAGCATATACTCCTGAACCACTGTCAGTATAATAAAACGCACCTTGACATAAACTTGTTGTTCTTTGGCTGTTTAATCTGTGCCAACTATTATGACTTGAAGCACCATAGTTGCCATATGCACTACCATCAGCAGCAGTATTTTCAGTTGCCATATAAGTTGCATTACCAAAATTGTTTGTCCAATTAGCTGCATATTTACCTGCTGAAGTGTCTGTCATAGAAGCTGTATTTAAACTATCTATTAATGAAGGGGAAGTTTGGTCAAAAGATAACCAAGCCTTACACAAACTTTGTGCTAGGTTTTGCGTAACACTTGTGCCACCATCTGACTCATACACAGAAGTATTTTTAACTCTTATGTCTACCCCTGCTGTTCCACCAGTTTTTCTAATTGTATCTGCTAGTAATGTACTCATATAGTCACCAATGTTCCACCTGATTCTATTGTAAGTGTTACTCCACTATCAACAGTAAAAGGTCCTGTTACGTTAGCATTTTCTGTAGCAAGTATTGTTATATCTGCTGTCAATGATTGAGCATTTGTTCTAAACAATCCACCACCTTTAAAGTTACCTTTGTTCTCAGCAGCAGGTGTTATTGTTGACGCTTGAGGTGCAAGGTAGTTCACGAATATATTACCTGTACCACTTGAAGGTGCAGCAGTAAATGTTAAAGTTGTACCATCAGGTATTGTATAAGCTGCAGTATCTTGTACCACACCATCTACAGATACTAATACATCTTGCACAGAACTTACGGCTGTTGTCAATGTAAATGTTGTATCACTTCCATCACCATTAAATCTTTGTACGGCTGTTGTACTTTGATATGCTGTTGGAACATCCTTACCTATATACGGCATTAGGTTATCTCCATATAACTCATTGTTACTGAAAGTTTATCTGCAACAGAACAATCTATTTTAATTATATCACCTACATTTAACACAATTTTATTTCCTGACATAATCTCCACAGAACTTCCTACAGGCACTGGAATGTCTTTTACAATATGTGCTGTAGTATTTTGTGTTTGTGATGTTTGTGTCGTTGTACTGACTAACTGCACTGTACCTGTTACTTGTGATGTATGCACGTTTGCAAGAGTCAACCCTAGCACAACAACTGTACTGCCTGTTTGCACAGTATAAAGTGTTTCAGGACTACCTGCACTTGCAGGAGCAACATCCCTTGTAATTACTTTAAAATCATTTGCCATGTTTTTCTCCTTATCCCAACGCTATGGCTAACGCTGTTGCTTCGTCTTGAATTACCGAACTTAATGATGCACCACCTACAGTAATTGTATCTGCTTCTAACGTACCATCAAAATCACCATCAACGGCATCTATGTTACCTTTAAATACTGTAGCTGTTACAGTGCCTGTGCTTGGATTATACGTAAGATGACCATCCATCTCTAACCCAACGTTGCCTGTGCTTGATGTAGCATCTTCTACAAAGGTAATTAAATTTTCTTCGTTTGTACTTTCGTTGTCTGTTACTAATACGTGTGCAGAGTTTGTTGCATTTGTAACTGTTACACCTGCAATTACAGTATTAAGTGCTGTACCATTAACTGTTATGGCATCTGCTTCTAATGTACCATCAATGTCAGCACCACCAGAACCTATATCTAATGAGGTAGCTTCTATCTCACCACTTGTTTTAAATATTACGTTATCACCACCATCAACTTCAAAAATAATTTGATTATCTGTTCCAAATTTAATTCTATTATCTGCATCTCTACCAATTTCTAAACTTGAATTTACGACTGAAGTAATTCCTGTTTGTGCGGCATCTAAACTTACTGCACCACTTGATACAGAAAAGAATGTATCACTAAATGATGCTACACCTTTGTTAGATGTACTTGCATCTTCCCCTGCAATAGTAACAGTAGTTCCTGTTGCTGATGTGTCTATACCTTCACCACCTGCAATAGTTAATGTCTCACTATCCAAATCAATATCGATAGTGCCACTGTCGGTGGTTACATCTAAATCTTCTGCAGTTAACTGTGTGTCAACATAAGCTTTTACAGACTGCTGTGTAGGCACAAGAGTAGCACTGTTAGAAGCCATATTATCTTCATCTACAAATGCTGTAATAGTTATTGAACCATCAGACAAACTACCATATGTAATTGTACCTGTGGTTGTTATAGCAGACGAACCATTATCAATAGAACCAAAACCACTTGTTATTGAACCACTATTTAATGCACCAACAGTTGTTGCAGCTGTTGTAACAAGATTTGGCATTGCAGTTATTTCATCGTCAAGATAGGCAGCTAAAGTTTGCACTGTAGTTTGTGCCATAGTGCCACCATGATTCATTACAATACCATGTCCGTCAGATACAGCAGTTGTTCCTATAGACGTATCACCATCAACTATATTAAGTTCTGTAGCAGTTGAATCAACAGCAGCTAGTTTTGTAAAGTCAGCTTGTACTAACCCAGATACACCATCTAATAAATTTAACTCAGTGGCTGTTGAAGTTAAAGTAACACCTCCTAGTGTTAATGAACCTGATACATCCAAATTACCATTTAAG